TCAATGTCAATAATAACCGGGTTGTTATTGCTGTCTATACCAGCGGCGCAAGCTGTCCGGGGTGCATCGTTAAAACTTGCGGTATAAATAACGCTTCTAAGGTTTAACGGCTGTCGTTCTGTCCGAGTTGCTATAATTGCAAAATCTCCATAACTTGAGCGGTCAAGGGTTGCAACGGTGTTATAACGAGCTTCAAAGGCTTTTAGAGCCTTTTTTATTTTGGTTTCGTTATAACTGTAAATGTCTTTTAATCTGAGATCATAACGGACAACTTGAGGAGCGGCGCACACGTTGACACAATCGGCGGCAATTCCGGCGGCTGTCATAAATTCCGCAACAGTTGAACCGTTTATAATTTGGCAAGACTGCGCCGGGGTTGCTGTGAGCAGTTCCCCCGGCGGCGTTGTGTAAGTCGTTTTCTTTTTCATTGTTTCGGTTTCCTTTCGTTTATTTAATTTCAATAGCTAACGGCTGTAAAAATTCCCATGTTTCCGAGTTTTTCGGGCTTCTTATTATCCAAGTATGAACCGCCGCAAGGGGGTTATATTGAATTGAATATTTAAAACGGTTTATAACGGTTTCTTTCCCGGCTTTGTAGTTTTCAAAGATTTTTCTTTGTGTGCTTGTTTTCATTGCCTTTTCTCCCTTCTTAAAAATGTTCGATTTCTGTAAATCCGGCGGCGGTGAGCTGGTCAATCATTTTGCGGCGGTCTGTTTTGGTGATCTCTGTTATATCCTCCCGGCTGTACCACTTGCCACGCTCCCGGCTAAATGTCTTGTTATCGGTATCAATTCCCAAATAATAACGGTTGCCGTTAATGTCTCGTTTGGTTGCAAACTCAAGTTTCATTTTGTTTTCTCCCTTCTTTGTAAATAGGTTTTTCTATTTGTTATAGGTAAAATTTTTTAGGCTGTAGCGGTTGCGGCTTTCCATGCCATAGTTACACGTTTTGCGGCTTGTGTTAATGCTCTTGCTTGTACGTCTAACCATTCCTCCCGGCTGTTTGGTCTACGGTTGCCGCCGTCCGTCTTTTTAAGTTCTGAGGGGTTACAAAGCGTTTCGGCAATGTCTGTATCATAGATCAAGGAACAGCCGCCCCAACTGTAAACGCTCCAATTATCCGCACCGTTTAACATCATGCTTTTTAATTCGCTGTAGTTTTCCGGCTCTTTTCCGCTGTATTCTATAGACTCTTTCAAGGTCTCCATAATTTCGGCGGTGTAAGTTGCTACACCTCTACCCCATGCGGAACGCTTGCGGCTGTTTTCGTTGTTGATCTTCTCAAGTTCTGCGGTCATTCTTTCAATAAGATTTGTTTTCATGGTTATTTCTCCTTTCGCCTGTCGGCTTGCTTTGTTGTTTTCTATGGTCTTATTATATAATAGGTTTTTCTATTTGTCAATAGGTAAATCTATTTATTTTTAAAAATATTTTTCCGGGCTTTCGCCTAACTTCTTAAAGGCGGCGCAAGCTCTTTTAATAACTTTCGGGTTACTGAAATAGTCCACACATTCAAAATTATTTGTTATGTTGTCGCTGTAGATCATCCCAATATAAAGCATTTTCCCGGCGTTCATAACCTTAAAATATAATGCGCCTGTTTCGGTTTGGTTGCTAAAAATGATCTTGTTACCGTCTTTGTATTTGTTGTTATGTGCTACAGCATACCAATTTTTATAATTGGGGTTTGTGTAGTAGTTTATAGCCGTTTCAATAGCTTTCTTTTGGTTCGGTGTAATCATGGCGTTTTATCCTTTCTTTGTTGTAATAGGTATTTCTATTTACAAGTACATAATAGCAAAATCTATTTAATATGTCAATAGGTTTTTCTATTATTTACCCTCTTTTATTTTGCCTATTTTGCCGCCGTCATGGACTCCCTAAAAAAGAGGGGGCTATATTTGGCGGCTTTTTCGGGGCTTTTCTCATCCTGTCCGGCTGTGATCTGTACCCGGTACAGCTTGCCGGGGTCGCTGTCTTTGGGGTGTGCTTCTGTGATAGTGGTTTAACCGCTGTCAATGGGGTTTGATTTCGATTTATGATAGCACTATCAAAAGCGGCATAATTCTATTGATAGCGGTTTGACGTTTGGTAGCTGTGATCTGTTCGGGCTTGTGATCTGTTAGAGCTTTCTCTTTTGGTCTTTGTTCGTGATCTGCTCCGGCTGTCGGTCTGTGGGTGATCTGCTCACGGTCTCCGGCGGCGTGATCTGCTCCGGCTGTCCATCCTGTCCACCTGTACCCCGGAGGGGGATATATACCCGGGGCGAGGGGGCGAGGGAACGGTGTGAGTAGCCGAAAAATCTAAAAAGACCCTTTTAATAGGTAAATCTATAATAGAAAAACCTATACTATGTTCACCTATTCAATAGAAAAACCTATAATAGATTTCCCTATTTTAATAGACATTCCTATTCATTTTTCAAGTGATAAAAGTGAGTGAAAATCGGTTTTTGCGTATAACTTTCTCTAAGTACGCGCGTATATAGGAAAAGTTATGGGAAAAAACCTTCAAACTATCACTTAACTCACTTGACTTAAATAGGTTTTTCTAATAAAAAATAGATTTCCCTATTGACAAAATAGATAAACCTATTGTATGATATACCCACAAGGAGGATGAACCATGAATGCAATCGAAGTTATCAGAGAGATCATGAAGAAAAGAGAGCTGAGTCAAGCTCGTTTGGCTGACAAGATCAGCGGATGGAGTCAGTCGAATATCACAGGTATTTTAAACAACAGTAAAGGCAATGTCAGAGTCGGCAACCTGTATCAGATACTCAATGCCCTTGGGTGTGAGATTGTTGTTCGGAGTAAAATAGGTTCAGACGAATGGGTCATTGATTTTACCCCGGAGGAACTTGAGGAAATGAAGCCGAAACAGGCGGCGAAACGAAAGAAAGTTGATCTCGACAATCTTTTGGGTGAGTAAATAAGGAGGTGAGTACATGAAGGTCGGTTATGTACGAGTAAGCACCGTAGAGCAAAATCCGGCGAGACAGGAAGAACTCATGAAGTCCTTTGGTGTGGACAAGGTGTATTCTGAAAAGCTGAGTGGTAAGGACACCAACAGACCGCAGTTCAAGGAAATGCTTTCGTTCCTTCGGGAAGGTGATACACTCTATGTAGAGTCCTTTTCAAGACTTTCCCGAAGTACAAGAGACCTCATTGATACGGTGAATGCGCTGAATGAAAAAGGCGTGAGTCTTGTCTCAGACAAAGAAAAGATTGACACCACTACCCCACAGGGGCGGCTTGTCATGACGGTGTTTGCCGCAATATACCAGTTTGAAAGGGAGAATACTCTTGAGAGACAGCGTGAAGGTATTGCTATTGCGAAGAGAGAAGGAAAATACAAGGGGCGCAAGCCTATTGAAGTGACAGACTCGTTTCTGAAAATTGCCCGAAAATGGGAAAAAGGCGAATTGACGTTGAAGGACGCTATCGCTCAGAGCGGTATGAGTCAGTCAACCTTCTTCCGTAAATGTAAGGAACAGGGTATCAAGAAGGAGGTGTCGGCATGAAAAAGAAAATCACTTGGATAATCGGAGTTGTGATATTTCTCGTAGTGCTGGCTCTTCTGTGGAATACCATTACAGGCAGTCACGGAACTCTGCTACAGGTACTCGGAATTATCGGGCTTGTGGTTCTCTGGAGTTTTATACTCGGAATGTGTGTGATACTTACCGTTCCGGCAGACCCAAACTACCAGCCACCGAAAAAATCCCCGAAAAAAGAAAAAGGCAGTTCTATTGATGCTGGTAAAACCGTGGGTACTGCGGCGAAAGTGGCGTTCTTCCCGGCGTATATGATTTACGCTTTTGGTTCTGCGAGACGCAGACGGAAGAAACGAAAAAGTGATGAATTTTGGCGAGGTTTTAGACCTTGGTATTAAAGCGGTGCGTGATCGCACGAGGAGATTTCCTCAGTGGTCATGCACTTTTTATTTGGAGGTACTATGAGAAAGTTACTTGAAAAAATTCTCGAAAAAATAAAAAAGACCCCCGGAGACTTTCAAGCCTACGAAGACCTGTACTTTATGTGTATTGAAGCTATGGAGACTGATGCTTCTCTCGGGGTGGAGTTCTTGAAGAAGCTCTCTGAGCAATGTGAACAGGCTGTTCGGGTATCGAAGGACGAAAAGTTCTTGAAGGAAGTTTTTGACTTACACAAGAAGGTGCTTTTGAAAGCCGCTCCTCTTGATTTCGACTCTTACCTTCTTTACGTAGAATGGAACAGAGACCCGGATAAGAAATTTTATGTTCCTCGAAGAAAAAGACTCAAACAGGTTGTTGATGCTCTTCAAGAGCTGGTGGATGATAAACTTGATCTTCTCGCAATCAGTCTTCCTCCCGGTAGCGGAAAGACTACCCTTGCGATTTTCTTTCTGACATGGCTTGCCGGAAAGATACCCGACCAGCCGATGCTTACAGGTTCTCACTCTAACTCTTTTGTGAGAGGAGTGTATGACGAGTGTTTACGAATACTCGACCCGAACGGCGAATATCTGTGGCACGATGTTTTCCCGAACCTCGGTGTGACAAACACCAATGCCAAGGATTGTCGTATCGACCTCGGAAAGAGGAAGCGTTTTGAGACCTTGGAATTTACCTCTATCGGAACTGGTAATGCTGGTCTTTATCGTGCCGCTACTCTTCTCTACTGTGATGATCTTGTCAGTGGTATCGAAGTAGCACTCTCAAAGGAACGACTCGACAAGCTGTGGGAGACTTATACAACCGACCTCAGACAGAGAAAGATCGGTAATAAGTGCAAAGAGCTTCACATTGCTACGAGGTGGTCAGTCCATGACGTTATCGGAAGACTTGAACAAGAATATATGGACTCTGACCGGGCGAAATTTATAACCGTTCCGGCTCTCGATGAAAATGACGAGTCGAATTTTGATTATGCTTACGGTGTAGGTTTTACGACTCAATTCTATCATGAGCAAAGAGCTATCATGGATGATGCTTCGTGGAGAGCTTTGTACATGAACGAGCCGATTGAGCGTGAAGGGCTTGTCTATACCCAAGACGAATTAAGACGGTATTTTGAGCTTCCTTCCGAAGAGCCGGACGCTATTATTGGAGTCTGTGATACTAAAGATAAGGGAAAAGACTACTGTTTTCTTCCTGTCGGATATGTCTACGGTGAAGATCATTACATTGACGATTGTGTCTGTGATAACGGTCTTCCGAATGTTGTTGACGCTCGGCTTATTGAAATTCTTGTTCGAGATAAGGTGAAGAGTTGTCGGTTCGAGTCTAACTCAGCCGGAAGACGTGTTGCTGAGAAAGTACAGGAAGGAGTCAAGAAGAAAGGCGGTATTACTCACATTACCACCAAGTACACCACAGCCAACAAGGAAACAAAGATTATTGTCAACTCGGCTTGGGTGAAGGAGCATTGTCTATTCAAAGACCCAAGTCTATATCAGCGAGGAAGCGAGTATGGAAAAATGATGGATATGCTCTGTTCCTACACAATGGCTGGCAAGAACAAACATGATGATGTTCCCGATGGTATGGCTCAGTATGCTGAATTTGCTCAATCTTTAAGTGGAAACAAGGTAGAAATCTTTCATAGACCGTGGTAAAATAAAAGTTTTACACAATATTTTGTGGATAACTCTTGACTTTTCCACAAGATATGGTATATTCTGAAATTGAGAATTAGGGTTATTATGCCCTTACGTATGATTATTAGGCGCATGATTGCGAGACCGAAAGGTCGAACACTCATGCGCTATTTTTATTCTTCGAGAAAGGAGGGGCAAACGTGGGAAATACTGTTGACGAGAACAAGTCTGTACAGAAGACCCGGGAAATGCACGGAAGACGTGTTATTAAGTCCTCTGTCAGAGAAATCACTCGTGACAACGTGGTCGATGTGCTGACAAAAGCTCTTGTGACTCACGATCTTAACCGCAGTGAGATTGAGTACCTGTGGAACTATTACCGTGGTAAACAGCCCATCCTCAATCGAGTTAAGGACGTTCGCCCGGAGATTTGTAACAAGATCGTAGAAAACAGAGCAAACGAAATTGTTTCTTTCAAGGTGGGTTATCTCTGCGGAGAACCCATTCAGTATGTGAGTAGAAACGGTAATGAACAGATTACTAAGGCAATCACGGCTCTCAATGAGCTGATGTTTGCCGAAGATAAAGCAACTCAAGATCAAGAGATTGTTGAGTGGCAGATGATTTGTGGTACAGCTTTCCGACTTGTTCTACCCGATACCCCGGGTGATGAAGATGAAGCTCCATTTGAAATGTACACTCTCGACCCTCGTGATACTTTCATCGTTTACTCAAACGACATAGGCAACAAGCCGCTTATGGCTGTTAAATATGCAAGAGACGAAGAGACACAGGTCACAACCTACTCAGTTTATACCGAGAACAGGTACTTCTTGATTGAAGACACGATTGTCAAAGAGAATAAGCCCCATGCTCTTGACATGATACCTATTTTCGAGTACCCGGCGAACAATGCAAGGCTGGGTTCTTTCGAGATCGTACTTCCGCTTCTCGACATGATAAATAACATTGAGTCAAACCGTATGGACGGTATGGAGCAGACAATACAGGCGTTTATAAAGTTCGTGAACTGTGACATTACCGCAGAGGATTTTACACAGCTCAAAGAACTTGGAGCGATCAAGGTCAAGTCTGTGGACGGTGCAAACGCTGACGTGGATATTGTGACGAATGATCTTAACCAAGATCAGTCTCAGACCCTCAAAGAAGATTGCTATAACGCTATTCTGACGATTTGTGGAATGCCGAACCGCAACGGCGGTTCTTCCACTTCCGATACCGGGGCGGCGGTTTTGCTTCGTGATGGATGGTCACTTGCGGAAGCGAGAGCCAAAGACTCTGAGCATATTTTCAAGAAGTCTGAGAAGAAAATGCTCAAGCTGGTGCTTCGTATATGTCGTGATCTTGCAGATGGAATTGATCTCCACCTTCGAGATATTGACATGAAGTTTACTCGTAGGAACTACGAAGCTATTCAGAGTAAGTCACAGGTACTTATCTCGATGCTTGAACAACCGAAGATACACCCTCTTCTCGCATTTGAACACAGTGGACTCTTCACTGACCCGGAAAGTGCCTATGCTCTCAGCATGAAGTATTACGAAGAGCAGATGGAAAAATGGCAACCTGTGGAGGTGAGCGAGGATGAAGACGAAGAAGACGAAGACGATGTATCAGCAGACGGACAAGTTTCTCAAAAGTCTGAAAGCTCAGATCAGAAGTGAGTTTAATCACTTGTCTGTACTCTCCTTTGATGAACTGAACGTGGTTCGTACTACGAAGGAAACCAAAGAAATGTTCAAAAGACTCCTTGCTTTCAATTTAAAGGAGTATCGAAAGATAGTTACTGAGTCTCGAAGTTACGCTCTCTCCCTTCTCTCTGAGGACGAAAGGAAGAAAGCCGAAAAAGAGACAGCGGATAAACATTGGCAAGAGTCGTTTATTGATTATGTTCTCACTACATATAACTGGGTAACTGGTTATCTGTACAAGAAAGAAGCGGAAAGAAAGAGACTCCGGCTGTCGGAGGAAATGCTGACAGCCCGAGAGTTTCACGACAGGAAGCGTTATGCGTCAAGTCTGTCGAAGACCGCTAACTTATGGTTCACGCAGTCCGGGCAGTATGCTATTGATCTTGAAGATCAGACTTGTCTTCGGGTTTGGAAAAAAGCCGGAGTAAAAAAGGTTCAATGGCTGGCAGAGGACGATCACAAAACGTGTTCCGTATGTAGGAAATTGGACGGTCAAGTGTTTGACATAGATAAAGTACCTCACAAGGCACATTATAACTGTCGCTGTGTGGTCATTCCTTACAAGGATATTTTAGACTTCGTGGATAACGGAGAATGAAATATGGTCAGAGAAGACTTTAATCGCAAAAGGTAGAGAAACCTAAAATCGCAAATATGTTCACAGAAGAACTAAAAAGACAGGAGGTAGAAACATGAAAATTGATGTCTCGAAGATCGAAGGTTATGCGGATATGACCGCAGAGGAGAAGCTGAAAGCACTCGAAGAGTTTGACGTTCCCGACCCGGATTATTCCGGCTACGTGAAGAAGGAGCAGTTTGATAAAACCGCTTCCGAACTTGCCGCTAAGAAGAAGGAACTGTCAGAGAAAATGACCGAGGAGGAGCGAAGAACCAAGGAGGAACAGGAAAAACAGGACGAGTTACAGAAGAAGTATGATGCTCTTCTTCACGAGTCTGTTGTTTCTAAGAATAAGGCGAAGTTGCTTGGTCTCGGCTATGAGGAAAAACTTGCGGAAGAAACCGCAGAAGCTATGGCGGCTGGTGATCTCGAAAAGGTCTTTGCCAACCAAAAGAAGCACCTTGACTCTTTCGAGAAGAAAGTTCGTGCGGAAGCCCTTAAAGATACTCCGAAGCCTACAGGTGATGGAGACAGCAAAACTATGACGCTTGATAAACTCAAGAAACTTTCTCCGGCAGAGAGATACGAGTTTTCTCAGCAGAACCCGGAGGAATACAAAGCACTTTATACAGGAGGTAAAGAATAATGGCTCATGTTATTTATGATAACTTCTATCTCTCTAACGAGATTGAAGATCAGTTCAATTCCCATCTCGACTTACAGCAGTTCTGTACAGTCGATAATTCTCTTGTCGGCACTGCCGGAATGAAGAGAAAGATCAATCGCTATCGTGCGACAAACGCTACTCAGAAGCTCACTATGGGTAACGGTAACACTCAGAGCATTGAGGTTTCCTACGCTCAGAAGGAATATGAAATTCTGCTTGCTCAGAACAGATTTGAGTATTTCGATGAACAGGAAATGACAGACCCGATGCTCGTTCCTGTTGGCGTTCGTCACATGGGTACGGATATGTTCAACACTGTAAACGCAGATGTGTTCGCAGAGTTCAACAAGGCAACTCAGATCGTTGTCGTTTCCGCACTCGGTTTTGACGCTTTCGCTGACGCTCAGTCTATGTTTAACCTTGAGAATATCGAGGGAGTGAACTTCTTCGGCTTCGTATGCCCGGCTGATGTTGCGGCTCTTCGTAAAGCTCTTGGACTGAATTTGCAGTACGTTGAAGCGTTCGCTCGTACAGGATATGTCGGCACTGTTGCTGGTGTGAACATTTACACCAAGAAAGACGCTGTTGCTGGCGTTATCTGTATCGCTACCAAGGAAGCCGTTACTCTCTTCAACAAGAAGGGTACTGAGGTTGAAACTCCTCAGCGTGACGCTGGTGATGCGAACATTCGTAAGAATACCATTCTCTCTCGCAAGTATTACATTGCGGCTCTTACTGACGAGACTAAGGCAGTTAAGATCGTTAAGGGTACTGCGAGTGTTACCGCTGATACCACTGTTGACGGAGACAAGACTTATTACGAAGCCAGCGGACTTGGCTACGTTGAGGTCGTTCCCGAAACTGGTGACAATCCTAAGACTAAGGGTTGGTACGAGATCACAGTTTCCTAAGACTGAAAGGAGGTGGATAGCATGACTGATGCTGAAAAACTGACAGCTCTTAAAGCTATGATCGGTGGTTCTGACACGGACGAAGTGTTGTCCACCTACTTGAGTTTGGCTGGTAGCAAGATTATTGCGAAAGCATATCCGTACAAAACAGACGTGACAGAAGTTCCGGCTCAGTACGAATATCTCCAACTTGAGATTGCGGCTTATATGCTGAACAAGCGAGGTGCGGAAGGACAGGTCACTCATACCGAAAACGGTGTGCAGAGACAGTATGAAAACGCTGACGTTCCTCCTTCGATGCTGAAAGCCATAACTCCGTATTGTGGGGTGATCGGATGAAGTGCATGGAACGAAACAAGGTAACTTTCTATTATGCCCTATATGAAAGTCGCATACCTATCACGGATGAATACGGTAACTCCACCGGGGAATACGAGGTTATTCACGGACACCCACAAGCGTTCTCTGCGAACATTTCTGCCGCAAAGGGTGAAACACAGTCTCGGCAGTTTGGTGAGAATTTGTCCTACGACAAGGTTATCGCTATGGACAATGAAGCTCCCGACATTGACGAATACTCTGTGCTTTGGGTCGATACTGTACCACAGCTTGAGAAGGACGGTTCACTTGCGCTCAATGAGGACGGTGAGGTTATCACCCCTCATGATTACGTAGTGAAGAAGGTTGCTAAGAGCTTGAACCATGTGTCGATTGCGATAAGCAAGGTGACGGTCAGTGGGTAAGAAGGTAATCAGCTTTGGGTTGTCTGAGAAAGAAATAGATAGGGCTATCAAAGAACTTGAAGAATACAAGAAGGATTTCTTAAAGAAGTGCGAAGAATTACGTCAGAGAGTCGCTGAAAGAATACGTCAGAAAGCTCAAGAAGGTTTCAACGGTGCGATTGTTGATGATCTTACTGCCGAAAGCGGCGGCGCACGAATGGCAGAGGTCAGCGTTGTGACCGAAGACAATGACGATGTAACACTCGTGATTGCTCAAGGAACAGACGCAGTATGGGTAGAGTTCGGTGCTGGTGTTTATCACAACGGCGCAGTTGGTAGCTCCCCTAACCCCTACGGTGCGAACCTCGGGTTTACAATCGGTGGATTTGGTGAAAACGGAAAAAAGCAAACGTGGGGCTTTTATGAGAACGGTGATTTGAAAATCACACATGGTACTCCGGCAACAATGCCTATGTTTCGTGCAGTACAGGACGTTCTCGCAGATATAGGTGATATTGCGAAGGAGGTGTTCGGATGATTGATATTGAAAGTGAAATCTTCTCGGATTTGTCGGAAGTCGTAAGAACGGCTTACCCGAAAGTGTTCATGACCGGGGAGTATGTCAAAAGTCCTTCTTCCTTCCCTTGCGTGTCGCTTGTAGAGATAAGTAATGCGGTTTACCGCAACTCGTCTAATACTTCGGTTGAAGAAAATCATGCGGCTGTAACTTATGAGGTCAATGTCTACTCGAACAAGAGCAAAGGCAAGAAAGCTGAATGTAGAGAAATCATGAATGTGATTGATACTCGGCTGGCTGAAATCGGATTTACACGCATGATGCTTGAACCTGTTCCGAACATGGAAGATGCGACTATCTACAGGTTGCTTGGTAGATACCGGGCAGTTGTAGGTGCAGACCACACAATTTATAGGAGGTAATAATCATGGCTATTTCTACTTACAAAATCTTTCTCATGCAGAAGGTAAGCAATGCTTATGAGAAACTTATCGACATTAAGGAGTTCCCCGACCTTGGCGGTTCTCCCGAAATGCTTGAGACCACTACCCTGTCTGACTCTATGCAGACATACATTCCGGGTATTCAGTCTCTTGACGCTCTTGAGTTCACTGCGAACTATACCAAGGCAGACTTTACTAAGCTGAAAGCTCTTGACGGTGTTGAGAACGATTACGCTGTATGGTTCGGCGGCACTGAGAGCAACGGTACTCTGACTCCTACTGGCACAGACGGTAAGTTTGAGTTCAAGGGTCAGCTTTCCGTATTCCCGGTCGGCGGCGGTGTCAACGAGGTTGTTGACATGACGATCACTATTGCACCGTCTACGCCTATCACTATGGGTGAGTAATAATTTCACAGATTGGAGGACAATGAGCTATGGCTAAACAACTTAAATTCACGTTCGAGGGTGAGGACTACACCCTTGAGTACACAAGACGAACGGTATCTGAAATGGAGAAGAACGGCTTTGTTGCCAACGATATTGACACAAAACCCATGACGGTACTTCCGGCACTGTTTGAAGGAGCGTTTCTCGCTCACCACAGGTTTGTGAAGAAGGACGTTATTCAGACGATCTACTCCAAAATGACCCACAAAGAGGACTTGATCGGAAAGCTGGCAGAAATGTACAACGAACCGATTATGGCACTCGTGGCAGAGCCGGATAAGTCGGAGGGAAACGTGGACTGGACGGCGAGTTGGTAAGTGGCTCACTGTCCTCAAGTGAGGGGAGTGGTCAAATAAAGACTGCTCCCCTTAATACTTACACAGAGACTTTCGAGAACTTGTTCCCTTACTATCTCTCAATCGGTATGACAGAGGAACAATATTGGGATAGAGATTGTAACCTCGTGAAGTCTTATCGCAAGGCAGACGAAATGGCAATGGAACGACAGAATTTGCATTCGTGGCTTCAAGGAAGATATTTCTACGATGCTCTCTGTGCAGTTTCCCCGGTACTTCATGCGTTTGCTAAGAAGGGAACGAAACCACAGCCATATAGGGAAGAACCTTATCCGATTACCAAACATGGTGTCAAAGAAGCCAAGGAGCGAAAAGAAGAAGCTCACTATAACAAAGGTAAGGTCTTCATGGAAACCTTTATGGTTAAGAACAATAAGGCGTTTGAAGAAATCAAGAAGGAGGTGAGATAAATGCCTACGACAATAGACTCGCTTGAATTACAAGTGAAGAATAGCTCGGACGATGCTGTCAAAGGTATTGACTCTCTTGCCGCTTCTCTTGGGAAATTAAAAACCGCCACTAAGGGCGGTATTGGATTGACCTCTGTAGTCAATCAGCTCGGCAAGCTCAACGAAGCCACAAAAGGAACGGACAATTCCGGCATTGATAAACTGACAAGACTTGGTGATGCTCTCGGTAAGATTGCGTCTCTTGGGAAGGTCAGCAATTTGGGAAGTATTGCGAGAGGTATCACCAAGATCGGTGAAGCCGTGAACGGTATTTCCCTTTCGGGCGTTGAGAACCTTGAGAGTGTGACCGATGCGGTAGCAAATCTCGGCTCTCTTGGAAATGTTCATATTCCTACTATTTCTCAGCCGACAGGTGACACTCCTTCTACCCCTCCTACCGATACTTCGGGTTTGGGTGATGGCGCACAGAATATTTCTGATGCTGTGGAGGAAGTGAGACGCTACACGGATGAAGCTACAAGAGCGCAGTCTCAGACTGGTTATTGGGGTTCTCAGCTCACTATGGCGGCTACAAATATCCGGGCGGCTTACGCTCCGGCTGGCGAAGCAATCAAGACTGCTTTCACCAACGTAGTTGGTAAGGTTCAGTCTCTTGGTTCTGCTATTCGTAATCTTCCGAGTACGGCTCTTACAGGGCTTGCAACAATTCCTGTCAAGATAGGAAGTGCTTTCGCTTCTGCGGCAAGCAAAGTTAAGGGGTTTGCTTCCAAAATCAAAGAAGCGGCTTCTACAAAAATCAAGACAGGCTTACAGGGGATTGCAAATAAAATCAAAGAGATCAGCGGTCATAGTGGTAATGCTACAGGTAAGCTCGGGCAGTTCTTTAATTCAATAAAGAGAATTGCCTTGTATAGAGCCATTCGTTTCTTCTTCTCTCAGCTCACAGCGGCTATGAAAGAAGGAATAAATAATCTGTATCAATACAGCAATGTCATGGGCGGTACTTTCGCCGGGAGCATGGATAGACTCGCTACGAGCTTTCAGTATTTGAAGAATAGTCTCGGTGCTATGGTCTCACCTATTATCAATGCCCTTGCTCCGGCAGTTGATTTCCTCATTGATAAGTTCGTTACTTTGCTCAACGTAGTCAATCAGTTCTTTGCTCGTTTGACAGGTGCTTCTACCTTCACGGCGGCTAAGAAACAGGCTACTTCTTACGGTGGTGCTATAAGTAGTGCCGGGGGTGCGGCAAAGAAAGCGGCAAAGGAAATTAAGGACGCTACTCTTGGCATTGATGAACTGAATATTATTTCACAGCCGGACGATGATACAAGTTCGGGCGGCGGTGGCGGTGGAGCTGGCGGCGGTAATTACGGCGATATGTTCCAAGAGCTACCGATTGACAGTTCTATTTCTGATTTTGTGGATAAGCTCAAGGCGGCTTTTGAAGCTGGTGACTGGAAAGAGCTTGGTACTCTTCTTGGTAATAAGTTCAACGAAATCGTTGACTCTATTGATTGGTCGGGTATCGGACACAAGATCGGTTACGGTATCAACGGTGCGGTTCAGACCGCTTATTGGTTCTTGAAAACGGCTGACTTTAAGAACCTCGGAAATCATATAGCCGAACTTTTTAACGGTGCTATGGAGGAAATCGACTTCACGTATGTTGGTCGATTATTTACTCGTGGTATCACGGCGGCTCTTGACCTTCTGTTAGGTTTCCTTGGAGGTCTTGATTGGGGTCTTGTCGGAAAGAGTATCGGAGACGGTCTAAGAGGTGCTTTTGATGAAGCTCAAGAATGGATAACAAGTATTGACTGGTCGCAGATGGCACACAACCTCTATGCGAACATTAAGAAGTTCCTTACAGGAATTGATTTTGCTTCTCTTGCAAAGAGCTTCTTCAAAATGCTTGGTTCTGCCCTCGGTGCGGCGGTTAGCTTTCTCGGTACTTTCATTGCCGATGTTATCAAAGACATTAAGGCTTACTTCTTGAAGTATATCGAGGACGAAAACGGTGACGGTAAGTTCGGTGGTATCGAGATCATAAAAGGCGTTCTCAAAGGAATTTGGGAAGGTATCAAGGGTATCGGTAAGTGGATAAAGGAAAATGTTCTTGACCCCTTCGTTGAAGGTTTCAAGGAAGCGTTCGGTATTCACTCTCCATCTACCGTTATGATCGAGTACGGCAAGATGATTGTCGAGGGCTTGTACAAGGGTATCAAGGACTTTATCAGTAGCGGTATCAAAATCATTAAAGAGTGGGCTACGAAGGTCTTTAACTGGTTCACAGGTGGAGACGGAAAAGGCAATATTTTTGAGAAGTTTGGAAATGCCGCAAAGAATATCGTAGATACCTTCGGTCAGAAAATCGGCAGTGTGTACACCACCGTAAAGACAAAGATCACCACTTGGGCTACAGGTGTTTATAACTGGTTTACAGGTGGAGACGGCGAAGGTGGTTTAGTCGGTAAGTTCAAGACTACGGCAAGCAACATTGTGAGTGGTTTCAAGGACAAAATCGGTAACACTTACAGCACTGTTAAATCTAAGATCACCACTTGGGCTACGAGTGTGAAGAACTGGTTCACGAACTCCGGCTTCGGAGGTGTCAACTCGACAACCTTCTCTACGTTTGCGAATAACGTGATTACAGGGTTCAAGGACAAGATCGGAAGCACTTATACAACCGTGAAGACTAACATTACTACGTGGGCTTCTAAGGTCAAAGAATGGTACACCTCCTCTTCTTTCGGTGGAGTGAATGCTGAGAATTTCAAGACTTTTGCCAACAATGTAATTACTGGCTTCAAGGACAAGATCGGCTCGGCGTACACAAACGTCAAGTCGAGTATCACCACTTGGGCTTCCAAGGTTAAAGAGTGGTACACAAGCAGTTCGTTTGGTGGAGTCAACTCTGACACGTTCAAGACCTTTGCAAGCAATATTATCACAGGTTTCAAAGATAAAGTCAGTGGCTTCTATACAGATACAAAATCGAGTATTACCACTTGGGCGAGTAAGGTCAAGGAGTGGTACACGAGTAGTTCTTTCGGCGGTGTGAATAGTACGAATTGGCAGACCTACGCAAGTAATATCATTACTGGCTTCAAGGATAAGGTCAGCAATACTTACACTAACGTAAAGAGCAGTATCACGACATGGGCTTCTAATGTGAAAGACTGGTTCACCAGTAGCAGTCACGGAGGAGTCAATAGCTCGAACTGGCAGACTTATGCAAACAATGTAATCACAGGCTTCAAGGACAAAATCGGTTCTGCTTATACGAACACGAAGAGCAATATTACGACTTGGGCTTCTAATGTGAAGTCTTGGTTCTCGGGTATCGCTTCAAGTTCTGCGTTCTCCGGCTTTGCGAGTGATGTAATCAACGGTTTTAAGAATAAAATCGGAAATTCTTACACTGACGCAAAATCCAATATGCAGACATTTGGAAGTAGTGTTCTGAGCTGGTTTAAAGAAAACGCTTCTTATAGCAAGTTCTACGATGTTGCTTCTGATGTAATCAGTGGTTTTAAGAACGGTATCGGAAAGCTGTACTCGACCTGTAAAAACACGATCTCCTCTTGGGGCAGTTCAATCATAAGCTGGTTCAAGGAAAAGCTCGACTCGAACTCTCCTTCCAAGGTGTTCATGCGTATCGGTCAAGACACGGTACTCGGTTACAACAAGGGTCTTGAAGACTACGGTTCAAAGACCGCTGGTATCGTCAATAAGTGGGCTGACTCGTTCACAGGTATTCAGCCGCAGTTCGCTTACGCATTTGCGGTAGATACCTCGGCTCTCGACTATTACGACTCTGACGATTACGTGAGATCACTACAGTCGAATGTGAATACTCGAAATACCTTTACGGCTACTGGCTTCAAAGAAGGTATGGAAGAGTTTTACAAAGAGTATGTCGAACCGACAATCAACCGAATGGCTGATGATGTTCGTAGACAGGCTGACAAGGAGGAAAAGACGGTGGTTCAGATTGGCAACCGTACAATCTCCGATGCTGTCACTACACAGAAGAATGCCGATGGTTACAGCTTTATCAGATAAGGAGGTGAGGTCATGAGCTATTTAGCAATTAACGGATATGAGTTACCTCCTTGCAAGAGAGGAGTAAACCCTATCGTAACGACCGTGGTCGATGCTGGACGTAACGCCAACGGAACAGTGGTTGGTCAAAGAGTTGGTCGAGATCAGTACAAGATTGATGGTCTTGAGTGGGCTTGGCTGACTGCGGCTCAGTGGTCTCGCATTCTGAGCATACTGAGTAATTTCTTCGTTTATGTTACGTTCAATGACCCGGTATCGAACAGTCGAAAGACTATCAAAATGTATTGCGGTGATAGAACCGCAGAGCCTTATTGGGTAGATGGAAACGGAACACCTACTCACTATCGGAACTGTAAGGTGAACTTGATTGATGTTGGCGAGTAAAGGAGTGTTGATATGCAGAAAGTCTCAAAAGAATATAAGACAAGCATGAAAGACTCCCTCCGGGAGAGAGCATACATTATGCTCTCTTTCGGACTCGTTAATCAAGAAGCTCAGTCGAAAGCAAAGATAGACAGTGGGGATTTCACTTACTACTCAAACAAGAACAATCTGTTCGGTCAGAGAGACGATAGTACGATCTATGCCACTCTTGAAGAGAATTTTACAAAGGTCGATGGGTCTATGTTCTTCCTTCCTCGGAAGAATGACGGTGACGGTTATTACGATACCGGGCTTATCGGTGCGAACTTGGTTTCGGCGGCACAATATGTGCTTACGATCAATCTTCATACGGCGGCAATCGACTTTAGAGGACTGACTATCAACTTCGGTGAGAATTACCCGGTTGACTTCGATATAGTCAGCTCTCAAGGACAAGTCATAGAGTTTAGAGATAATGACACAGGCGATTGGTCTACCGAGGAAGTTCTTGAGAACACGACTTATGTACGGTTCATCTTCTACACGATGAAGAACCCTCAGAGCAGACTTCGTATCTACTCAATTCGTTTCGGATATGGACTTGTGTACTACAACGACTCTGTTATGTCCTCTCAGCTTGACAGTTACGTTTCACCGATTGGTGCTGACGTTCCGCAGATTGATTTCTCCGTTACGCTTAAAAACTACGACAAATACTTCAATGTGGATAACCCGAAGTCCGCAATCAACTTCCTTGAAACAGGACAGGAAATGGACATTTATTACGGTTATCACCTCCCGGAGAGTGACGAGATTGAGTGGATAAGGGGAAATCATCTTCTCTGTTCTGAATGGGAGTCAGACGATTTTACAGCTACTATCCGTTGTCAAGACGTTTTCCGTTCGATGGACTCTGAGTATTTCAAGGGAACATACACGGCGGCTGGTATCAGCTACTACGACTTAGCGGAAGCTGTACTGAGAGACGCTGGTCAGACAAGTTATTATATTGACCCTCGTCTCAAGCACCTTTACACAAAGAACCCTCTTCCGAGGGTGAAACATAAAGAAGCACTACAGATCATAGCGAATGCCTGTAGGTGTGTTTTGTCACAGACACGTCTTGGTCAAATTCAGATCAAGTCAAACTTCGCTCCCGATGCGGCGGCAAGTGCGAACGCTCAAGAAAGCTACTCTAACGTGGCGAACATTCTCAACGGTGAAGACAAGGACGAGTACGCTACTCTCGCTACCAACTATACGGTAGCAGACGGAACAATGTTCTTTCTTCCGAGAAACGGCGTGAGCAGTTTGAACACAGGGTTTGTGTCACAGGCTGTCTCCGGCGCAGATTGTAAGTTCTCTACCAACCCGGTAGTGACAATCGTACAGGAAGCGCAGTGTTTGTATCACGGTGTTAAGTTCACGTTCGGCAATGCTCTCCCGGCGGCGTTCACAATCAGAACCTATAACAACGGTGAACTGGTGGAGGAATACGAGAATGAGGACGAGATCACAAAGGTCATGGTCATTCTTCATGACTTCGATGATTTTGACACTATGGAGATCGAGTTTACCGAGACCGCCGAACCTTATAACCGTATTGTGCTGAACAGTTTTGCTTTCGGTGATATTACAGACTTCACCATGACCCGAAACGATATGACTTCTTCTCCGAAAGCTATCAAACAGGAGCTTATCAAAGAAGTCATTGTACCGTGTTATAGCTATCAAAATGGAACACAGGAAGAAAGCCTTGTGTCAGAGGACGTTACCGTCAAGAGTGGTGACGTGGAAACCTTCTACGTTGGTGAGCCTTCCTACAACTTCCGGGTATTGCTGAACGAAGCGACAAGCGGTGTCACGATCACTGCTTCCGGGAGCTATTACGTGACTGTACGGTTTTCTGTTACAGGAACGTATCGGTTTGAGATTTTAGGCTATCGGTACAAGATCGTTGAAAGGTACTCCACCATTACGCTTCATGCTCGTGGTAAGTCGGTCAAGTGGGAGAACCCTCTCATGTCTGACACGACAATGGCTCAAGACCTTGCTGAATGGCTGGCTGAGTATTATTCCTCGGGTATCGAGTACGAGTATGACACAAGGGGCTTCCCGGAAATCGACTCGAACGACATTGTGTACCAAGAGAATGAATTTCATGAGGGCATGAAGGTAAATATCTACCGACAGACTCTCACCTTCAATCAAGCCTTTGGAGGTAAGGTCGTTGCTCGGAGACAAGGAGGTTAAAAGATGGCATGGACAACACCGAAAACTGACTGGCATGGCGGCTTGAATGCCGAGGGTGTCTATGAAGGAGATCGCTTCAATGCAGTTGACTTCAACCGAATAAAGAACAATCTCGCCTACCTTCGAGATTTGGCTATCACATTGTATGAGGAGTTTTCTATTACTTCTCTCGGTAGTGATCGTAGTCCGAGTGATTACTTCTATGCGGACGAAATCAATACTCTCGAAGATAACCTCGACACGATCAATGCGAACAGCTTGAAAATGTCATACGGTGAAGCTCCTGTGTATGTGGCTAACGGTAACACGATGGACTACACGGAGTTGAACAGGCTGGAAAGTGCGACCCTTGACCTTTATAACCGTCTCACAAATCAGTCTGATGGGCGAAGAATGTTCACATGGAACTTTGGCATGAAAGGAGGAGAACTTTAATGGCTTGGGAATTGTTACCTGTTGACTATACCGATGCGGTTTGGAGCGGTCTCAAGAAATACAACATGATTGAGAACTCAGACGGTACGGTCTCGTTTCAAGACGTGACTCAGTATAGTCAGAAGGAAAAATCGTTCTTTGGTGCTTATCAAGCAAACAAAATGGACGAAGCACTCAACACTCTCATGAACATGGTAGAGAGTGGAACAGACCTATACGAAGCGTTTCAGAATTACTTCGCTGGTCAGAAGACTCTATTTGAAGCAGAAGCGGACTCTAAACAGAGTGATTTCGATGATTATATAGCGAGTCTTGAGTCTCAAGGTGACGCAATTATCGAGACGATTAAGACGGACTACCGTACAGAAATCACACAGTTTGAGTCAACTCAGCAACAGGTCTTTACTACATGGTTCGAGTTCATTAGAGGTCAGCTTGATAGTGATGCGGCGGCTCACTTGCAGAATGAGATCACAGAGATCGACACGAAGCTGAGTCTGCTTGAACACATGACCTTAAAGAATGACTTCTATGTTCCGATTGCTACGGACGATGAAGACTTGACACTGCTCACAGATGATTTCGGCAATGCGATACTCGCTGACTGGATTTATAAGGAGGTATAAAAATCATGGCAACTCTTAGTATCGAAACCAAGAAATTTTCAGAACTGAGTGAAATTCTCACTATGCCGAACGATGGACTTGTTCTCGTTCATGACGGTAACGGTGTAAAGACCATTACCGCAGAGAATTTCAAAGCAGACCTCGCCGCTCTTATCAGTGCGAATACGGAACTGCTTAACAAACTCACCTACAACAACGCTGGCGCACACAACGCTATCTACCGTGGAAAGAACCTCGGTACTTCTGTCACTGAAGAACAGTATGCGGCGATTGCGGCTGGTACATTCGATGATATGTATATCGGTGACTATTGGGTCATTGATGGTGTGAACTGGCGTATTGCGGCGTTTGACTATTACCTTACTACAGGCGATACCGCTTGCAATACCCATCATGTAACTATCGTGCCGGACACGAACCTCGACACTCAGCGGATGAACAGTTCCAACACTACTACTGGTGGTTACACAGGTTCGGCTATGTACACAGCAAACATGGCAACAGCGAAGAACAAGATCATAAGTGCTTTTGGTTCTGCTCACCTTCTCACTCACAGAGAATACCTTGTGAACACCGTTGCAAACGGCAGACCGAGTGCGGCGGCTTGGGTTGACTCTCAGATTGAGCTTATGACTGAGCAGAATGTGTATGGTGGCAAGGTATTTGCTCCTACGTCTGACGGTTCTTCTGTTCCTACGGTTCATACAGTTGATAAGAGTCAGTACCCTCTGTTTGCTCATGACCCTCACATGATCTCGAACAGACAGACATACTGGCTGAGAGACGTAGTTTCCGCTTCTGCCTTCGCCAATGTCTACTACTACGGCGCTGCGAGCTACACCAACGCCAGTAACTCTTATGGCGTTCGCCCCGCTTTCTCCATTAAATCTTAAATCTGCGCCCCTTTATGGGGCGCAGTGGAGCGAGAAACTTTGAAAGAAAGGTAATTGATTATGTCTGTATTGAAAAGCAAAAGGAAACCGTCACAGTTTGAGGTTTTCCATCATTTATACAAGCTGAGACGGAATATCACCGACTTGCTACTTCGTGACTTCGGCTACAGCTTTGAAAAGGCTGAAAAACGCTTACAAAAGCGTTTTAGCGGTAAGCCCTACGAAGACCTTACGGATGAACAGAAAGCGCAATATGACCGCTTGAAGAAGCGTTGGGAAGCATTTGACGAGTGGTTTGTCGAGGACGAACGGAAGGTCATTGTTGATTGTCTCCGGGAGATAACGAAACACGTCTTTGTAGCGAACAGCATTTACCCTACTTGTATGGAGGAGCTGACTCAGAGACGTATTCACCAAGACGAAGCACTTGGACAATGCTACAGACTGACACAGGAGCTTCAATATGCTATTGAGACCCTTCCTGTTGATGTAAATACCTACACTCAGTTCGGACAGGCAATACAGACAGAAATCAACCTTATCAAAGGATGGAGGAAATCAGATAACAAATTTAAAGGGGCTATCTCTGATACCGCTTCTAACTTCGCCAATGTCAACAACAACGGCAATGCGAACAACAACAACGCCAGTAACTCTAATGGCGTTCGCCCCGATTTCGATACCACCGATTAAATGAGCGACATTTGATCGTCTCGGTGGTCAGAGAAAGGAGAGATAGTCCTTCCGTATGACGGTAAATACTAAACACGATGCGACCTCTTACGAGAGCCTAAGTCGCTATCAACGTGAGATATTTGATGCAAATTCACTTTACGATGCTTTCTTGAGAGCAAAACAAGGTAGTGATTGGAAACCACAGGTACAGCGATTTGAAATGAGTTATCTCTTGGAGCTTTCCAAGATACAGGAGGATTTAAAGAACAGAACTTACAAGTTTCTTCCTTCAACCGAGTTCATTATCCGTGAACGAGGAAAAGAAAGGGTGATTAGGGGTGAACAGATACAAGACAGAGTTGTCAAGCATTCTCTGTGTGATGAAGTCTTAAACCCTAATACGATGAAATACTTAATCTTCGACAATGGCGCAAGCCAAGTAGGAAAAGGAATTGATTTTACAAGACGTAGGTTACTCTACCACCTACAACGATATTACAGGACTCACGGCAGTAACGAAGGATATGTACTACTGATTGATTTCTCAAAGTATTACGACAACATCCGTCATGACGTTCTGCTCGACCTGTTCAGTAAGTACGTTTCGGATGATACTTCGATGTGGCTTCTTGCCGAAACCATAAAGAAGTCCGAGGTCGATGTGTCGTACATGAGTGACGAGGAGTATGAGAATTGTATGCACATGGTTTTCAACTCTCTCGAATACGAGAAGTTACCGCTCGACCTTCGTACTGGCGAAAAGATCATGAAGAAACACCTTAATATCGGAGACCAAGTAGCTCAGACAGCCGGAATAGCTTATCCGATACCGATAGACAACTATGTGAAGATTGTCAAAGGCGTGAAGTTCTACGCAAGGTATATGGATGATAGCTACGCAATTCATGAGAGCAAAGAGTTCTTACAGGAGCTTTTGAAAGAAATCATCGAGATTGCTGACTCAATCGGTATCACGGTGAACACCAGCAAGACGAGGATATGTAAGCTCTCAGAATATTGGAGGTTCTTACAGGTTCAATACTGTTTGACCGATACCGGGAGAATTATTAAGAAAATACACCCGAAGCGGCTTACTGTTATGCGCCGCAAGATGAAGAAACTCGCCCCTCTTATGACAAAGACCGATTTCACGAATTGGTATCAAGCGTGGTTTAGAAATCATTACAAGCTCATGAGTAAGCAACAGAGATCAAACATGGATATATTGTTCAATCAGTTAAAGGAGGTAACAAACGATGTTCACAATCAAACTCAGTGACGGAACGAAGTTGAAAAACATTGCTCTCAATGGTGATACCTTCGTGTCTCAGTCCGAAATCGAAGACAGTGTGTTTGAGGGAAAGCTCGGCACTGTTGAAATCACCGATGAAGAGAGCAAGGAAGTTAAGGTTCTTCATGACGCACAGCTCCGTCTCAATACTGCTTTCGGTGATGAATGGTGGTTCGTCATTCAAGAGAAATCTGCTGACGAGAAAGCACAGGAAGCGACTACCGAAGCGTTGACCGAAGTGCAGATGGCTCTTGCGGAACTCTATGAAATGATTATCGGATAAGGAGGATGAAGGTCATGGTAAAAATTTATGTTGCGCTTATCAAGAAGGGTATCAAAACTCTTGATGATGTTCCGGCTCAGATCAGAGAGGAAGTCAGAAAAGCACTCGAAGAGGAGTAAACCGATGGTAATAAAAATCTTTCGGCATTACTTAATACTGCTTAAAGAAAAGGAGGTAGAGAAAATGGCTGTTATCTATGTAGCACTGATTATCAAGGGCAAGAGAACCTATTCTTCTGTTCCCGAAGTAATCAAGCCCAAGGTCAGAGAAATTCTCATTGACCTTGAACTCGAAGACCTTATTGACGAATAAGGCACAGTAAGGGAGGGTCGGTCTTCCCCCGACTCTCCCTTCGCAACTATCACGGAAGGAGTCAACAAACAATGACAAACGAAATCGTAATTACCATTGTTTGTTCCGTTTTTGCAAGCACCGGGTTTTGGGCTTTTGTGACTGCGATTATGCAGAACCGTGAAAAAAAGGTTAGCGCAGAGGGAAAAATGCTTCGTGGGCTTGCTCATGATCGTATTTGCAACCTCGGAGAAGAGTATATCAAGCAAGGTTACATATCGAAAGACGATTATGAAAACCTTCACGATTATCTCTTCTTACCTTATGAAGAACTCGGCGGCAACGGAACAGCAAAACGTATCATGGACGAGGTTAAGAAGTTACCTCTTAGAGAGGAGGAAAAGACAAAATGAAAGACAAACTTAAAGACATTGATCTCAAGGAAGACGAAGAGATCACAGAAGAAACCGTGGATGAACTTTCAAACGGTAAAGGAGAGGAGGAAGAATAATGGCTTACACAAACAGCTCTTTGGTGTCATACACCAAACTCAGCCCTAACCATTCCGGGCAGAGAACCCACGCTATTGACCGTATTACCCCTCACTGCGTAGTCGGTCAGTGCAGTGTTGAGACCTTGGGTAGCATTTTCTATCCTACTTCGAGACAGGCTTCCTGTCAGTATGGTATTGGTGCTGACGGAAGGGTCGGTATGTATGTAGAGGAAAAGAACCGCTCTTGGTGTTCTTCCTCGAATGCGAACGATCAGAGAGCCGTCACTATCGAATGTGCTTCCGACACTACCCACCCTTACGCATTTAAGGACGTGGTTTACAAGAAGCTGATTACTCTCTGCGTGGATATTTGCAAGAGAAACGGCAAAACGAAGCTGTTATGGCTTGGTAACAAGGATAAGACCCTTGCTTACTCTCCTAAATCAGACGAAATGGTTCTGACTGTTCACAGGTGGTTTGCGAACAAGTCGTGTCCGGGAGATTGGCTGTACAACCGTCTTGGTGATCTTGCGAAACAGGTTACGGCACAGCTCGGAGGGAGTACAACGACCATTCCCACCGTAACTGAGACAAGCTCTTCTCTGTATCGTGTACAGGTCGGTGCTTACAAGAACCAGTCGAACGCTCAGAAAACGGCTGAGAAAATGAAAGCAAAAGGCTTTGACACGATGATTGTCAAGAGCGGTAGTCTCTACAAGGTACAGAGCGGCGCATTCTCCAAGAAAGCGAATGCAGAAACCCTCAGAGATAAGCTCAAAGCCGCCGGATTTGAAGCGGTAATTGTCGGTGGTACTTCTACTACCGCAACGCCTACAAGCCCCTCTACGGCTTCTACAGACGTTGCTAAGACCATTTGGGACTATCTCAAGGGTAAAGGTCTTAATGCCTATGCTGTGGCTGGTATCATGGGAAATCTGTATTGGGAGAGCGGTCTCAAGCCTACCAACTTACAGAATACCTATGAGAAGTCTCTCGGTATGACTGACGCACAGTACACAGCGGCGGTTGACAATGGTTCTTATAAGAACTTTGTCAAAGACTCAGCCGGATATGGGCTTGCTCAGTGGACATACTGGTCTCGTAAGGAAGGTCTTCTCAAGGCGGCACAGGCGGCGAAGAAGTCTATCGGAGACCTCGGAGTACAGCTTGATTATCTGTGGAAGGAATTACAGGGTTATACCAACGTCATGAAGGTGCTGAAATCGGCAACTTCTGTCAAGGCGGCTTCTGATATTATCCTTACAGAGTTTGAGAGACCAGCAGATCAGAGCGACAGTGCCAAGTCAAAGAGAGCTTCTATCGGACAGGGTTACTACGACAAGTACGCTGGTAAGACCTCTACTCCGGCAACAACAACCCCGGCAAAGACAGAGACCTTTAAGTCCTATACGGTCAAGGTCACTACTACGGTTCTGAATGTACGAAAAGAGCCTACTACGGACTCGGCGGTCACAACTCAGATAAGAGACATGGGTGTTTATACTATCGTGGGCGAAAGCACAGGAAAAGGTGCTACAAAATGGGGTAAGCTCAAGAGCGGTGCTGGATGGATTTCTCTTGACTACACCAAGAAACTTTAAGGAGGTAATGACTATGAAAATGTCAAACAAGGTTTATGATGTGCTGAAATTCATTGCACAGATCGTACTTCCGGCTCTTGGTACTTTGTACTTTGCGCTGGCAAGTATTTGGGGTCTTCCTTATGGGGAAGAGATTGTAGGCACAATCACAGCGGTTGACGCTTTCCTTGGTGCTTTGCTTGGACTGTCTACCGCACAGTACAAGAAAAATGAGGAAGCATAGTTTCCTACACTTCCTCAACTATCGTAACAAACCCGAACGTGTGCTTCACGAAAAACAACGAGTTCGGATTTGAACCTTTTGGTGGAGACGGACGGGATCGAACCGTTGACCTCTTGAATGCCATTCAAGCGC